ACCTCGTCATCATTAACGGGGGTGTCATCGTCCCACAGGCTTATATCCTTGAGTTCCGAATGCATCGGGTCGCGCCCGTCATCGCGCAAAGCCCCCACCGCCGCGCGCCCGCGCAGTTGATCGGTGCTGACGCGGAAGTACTCGGCGATGCGCGAGATGTGTTTATCCGACGGATCAACGATCTTGCCGCTGAGAATCCGGGACAACGTGGATTGAGGCACGCCAGTACGCCGGTGAAGCTCCGTGGGGGAGATCCGGTCGCGGTCCAGCAGTTCTCTTAAGACGATAGAAACGTTGCGTTTTTGCATAGCGGCGATAGTGACGGGAGTTTTTGGGGTTGGCAAATGCTAATTTGCATATTCCATGCACATCAGCGGAACTTCCGGGCAAAATAATGTCAATTTGGCATGATCACCGCGGTACTTGATGCGATGCGCTCAAACAGCGCCAGGCTATTCCTGGCGAGCCAAGGAAGAAAACAATGAAACTCGTGCTTGCCATTTTGTTGATGTTCAGTGGGTACACCTTTGCGGCAAGTTGCACCAGCATCAGCGACTCTGACCAACGAGCCTACTGCAACGCCCAGCAAAGTGGCTCCAGCTGCGAAAACATCAGCAATAGCGATTTGCGCACTCAGTGCAACGCAATGAAGCGTTGATCAGGATGGGCTAAGGGACAAAAAGGGTCGCCCGCACTTTTATTTACGTTCTACCTATCCGTTCATGACCTGCGAAGCCCCCAACCTTGCGTGCTAACCTTGCCGCCAACACCCATTCACCTCAATTTAAAGCGGTATGCGGAAGACCACGAATGACCGAATGGAGAAATCAGAGCTTCTGGGGCAAGGCGTGGATATACGCCGTGCTGGCGCTCCTAATGTTGATTTCCGACGGCGCAGACTTAAGCTCGCTGGGCAGCGGGGGCTCTAATCGCAAGCGGGTCTTCAGCCCCGGGTTCATTGTGCTGTGCTGTTTCGTCGCGGTGATTGAATTGATAGTGCTGAACCATTTCTATGGGGCGAACTGATGAGTCGAGAGCACAGCGTTAAAAACCACCCCGTCAAGCATGGCAACCCGCCCCAGTGCCGACGGCGCCTTATATCTGCAAAGTGACCAGCTCTGCTATCGTGCCCCCCTCTTATAGAAATGGAAGCTTCGAAGAATGGACTCATGGAAGACTCTGGCAATCGCTGTCATGGTATTGATCGGCGCCCCAGCAGTGGCCGCAGAAAACGCCAACCCTTTCGATAAAGCGCTGATGTACACGACGTTCGTGCCCACCATCCTGATTGGGGGAGCCAGCGCTCTCACGACCGATGCGCCAAAGCTTTTCACATCGTCCAAAACCGATGCCCTTGCCTTTATCGGTTCGGACGGCGAGATCCGCGGTGCTGAGTTCGAACAGGCATCTCGGTACTATCGCTCGACCTACGCCTCGCCTCTTATGTCCGACATGCAACTGGCCAAGGCGATCGCCTCATCGTACTGAGGGAGGTATTTTCGGCTGCGTGCCAACAGCGACACGTCCCTGCAGAAGCGTTGCGCATTTAAACAAATGCGCCATCCCACTTTGCGTTTTACCTATCCGTTTGCGACCTGCGAAGGGCCGACCTCGCGTGTTAACCTTGCGGCCATTGCAAAATCAGCAGGGCCGAGTGCCCCACCTTTGCCCCACTCCTTTCAACGAATTTGCCTATTATCCAATGAGTAAAAACACGTCCGATCTGTCCTCCCACACCCCGATGATGCAGCAGTATGGGCTGGAGAAGTGCGCAGGCCACGTTATTCGGGCCTTTCAGAAGATCGATGTCTAAAACTCTTATGCAAGATAACTCCTGTCTTGGCCAATGAAACCGAATTAGGCAGAGGTAGTATTAGACAGAATTTTCAGCTCCTAGCGGTCGATTCCTGATCACAAGGTCAATTTTACGAACTGTTTAGCAAGGTTGCTGTCAGATGTCATGAATGGTCTCAACAGGGCATTCAGTTACCGAAATTTCGGCCGATACACTCTGTGTGGAGAGCAGACAAATGACGAACGGGCTTCCCGATAGTTATTTTTCATTGACTTCATGCGTTGACATATGAAGAATCGCCCTCCACTTTAAGTGGACCGTAAATTACGTTTTACGGCGCATGAAGACCATTTCTAGACCAGTTATGGCATTCCCCGGCACCGCCGGGACGAGGAGAAAACCGTGGGACACGCACTGAAAAAAACCGACCGCATCTACATCCCGCAGCGCGACAAATCGCGCGTGGCGGAACCACGTTCGGCTGAAGGCGTATACCAGGCTCAAATCGAAAAGGCCTTCTGCACAGCATTCCTTCGTTATGAAAAGGCTTTTGAGGCTCTCGCGAAGGTCTAATTTGTGTCGACAATGGAGCCGTCTGCGCTAAGCGAGCATCTGGAGGGGATTCGCTATCTCACTCCAGACGCTCTCATATGGATCAACAAACGGCTAATTTTAGCGCAAACCCCAGCGGAGCCGTTGGGCGTTCTCAGTGAAGAACTTCTTCACTCCTCTCAGGCAAGGCCTGCGACTCATAGGTACTACAATCAGACAAACGATATGTTTTGTCTTGCTGCTGTACTTATGGAAAGTCTCATCAAAAACCACTGCTTTGCAAACGCCAATAAGCGAACTGCGGCAGCAGCTGGGTACATTTTTCTCCTGCTGAATGGTTACGAGCTAACCGCACCTAGCGACGAATTTGTCGACATTATGGTTGGCGTCGCAACTCACGAATACAGCGTTGAAGACCTTGAAAATTGGCTTGCTCATTGGTCGCGGGATTTTGATGCTTCCGACCTTGATGGCCCAAATGACTACATAGCAATGTTCGGGCATTTGACAGTCAAACCAGCCTGCTAACCGACCCCCTCCGGCGTCCTGACGACGAACACCACTCCCCAATCCGCACGACCTCGATTACTGTACGCACATACAGTATCGAGCAAGCATCATGGAAATCGACGAAGACACTTGCGAGTGGCTGGGCTGCTGCACGCCGCTAGAAATGTACAAGCATCAATGCGCCCTGCTCGAGGACGAGATCAGCGACCTGCAGCGGCAGTTGGCCAAGGCGCGAGCAAACGTTACCGGCCTCGTTCAGATGAACGACCTATTGATCACAGGGAAGGCCGCAGCTGAGGAACAGTTCAGGTCCGCATCCTCACAACTCAGCCTTGCGAACGTGCACAGCTCTGAGCAGAGCAAAGAGATCATGAGCCTCAAAATGATCGCCAGCCAGAACTCACACCTTCGCGTTGAAAACCAGCGGCTTCTTCTGGAACTTACCGTCCTCAGGGGGCCACAGCCCTGACGTAAGCCTGGCAGGCCCGCAGCGCGATCACGGCGTTCCCCGTCGTCGGTGATGGCGATAATTCGTTGCGCATGCGCTGGGTCAAGTTGGGCTCGACGGGCTTCTTATCCCGCCCTTTCCACACCTCATGGTTGTGGGATATGATCACTGCGCGCTCCCGGAAAGCCTGCTGTCCGCAATGGCAAAGCTCACGCATCCGCCCCCACCCCAGACTCTCATAACCCTTGGAATGCTTTGATTGCGGACGTCTAGCTAATAACCTCGGAGTTATGCATGAATAGCGTCGCATCCCTGCTTGAAGCCAACCGCCGCAATGAGTTCATCGACGAACTCAAGCGATCGATTAAGACCCTGCACAAAAAGTCTGACAACGGCCTGTCACTTACTCAATATCAAAATTTGGTTGCTAGAAGCCTAGGCTACCTAGCCTTTAACCTCTTGCGATCGGATATTCCTTCCTGCAATCAGGAACAGTTCTGGAGAGTACTAGACCTAGCCAGGTCCGAGGGTTTGGTCAGCGAGGACGTGGACGATGGTCTCGATTTTTTCGATGATTATTGGTTTGATGCGTCGGGAGATTAAACCGTAATGAGCTACACAAAGAAGCCCGGCCCAGTGCCGGGCTTCTTGTATCTAGACACGTCCCTTCATCAAATGTGGCGATCAGCGGCAATTACTCCACATTCCCATGCGCTAAAATCGAACTGAGCTATGGAGGGAATGCCCATGGAGAAGTCGAAAACCGCAGAAGAGATTCGGGCGCTTCTGCTCAGTCAGCGCCCCGAGCTTAAAGATGATCTTGCGAAGATTTCCGACCTTGAGGTGCTGCAGCTCATGGCGTGCGCCTACAAAAGCGCGATTGATATCAAAGGATCCGAGCTGATTGAGATCGAGAGACAGTTGGACAAGGCTGCCAGGACGCTCTTTTCCCCCGTACTACACTGATCTCATTGCGCGCGTCCAACACGACGAATTCGGCCAAAGGCGCGTACCAGCGTGCGTCAAGGACATGACCCCACCGCCGGGCCTCTTGTTTTTGCCCTTCGTCGTGCCACCATTGAGCTGGCAATCCTGGCGACTGCAAACTGGCCGTGCTGAGGGATCAGAGCCCCAAGTGTGATAGAAAGCCCGCCCCGTGCGGGCTTTCTGCTTTTGCGACATCCTTTTCACCTGGCATTTACAGAACAGGGGGTAAGGTCACCCTACTCCTTTGAAGAATTCCCTTTAGGCCCGCACATAAGCGGGCCATTTTTTTGCCCGCGGCTATGCTTTCCATTCCCTCAACTGGAGACCAAGCAATGCCACCCCCTGAATACTCCCTCCCGGACACTCTGGAACGAATCTACGAGAACCAGCTGGCCCTAGAGGCTGCGCTTATGGAGCTGACCTTGCTCGTCGAGAGGCAGGGCTACGTCGAGGCCGGCGAGAATGTACGTGGCGCCCTGGCGACGATCGGCGAGAACGCCGGACATATCAAACAGGGGCTCGCAAAACTTAAGCAAAGGCCTAATGCGTAGCAAAAACCCCGGAGGACGTTATGGGTGAGGAATCCGAAGTAATTTACGTTGCTGATCTCGCGCGAATCCTCGGCAGAACCGAAGCGTCGGTCAGAGAAGGAATACGCCGAGGAGTAACGTGGCTACCCAAGGGTTTCAAGATGGGAATCAGGCATTGCTGGTTGAAGGCCGACGTAATGCAGTTTTTGACGGACTACAGGGACGGCAGGGTTGAGAACAAGCCTGCAAGAATGGGCAGAAAGAGGCAGATGCCACCTACACTGCAGAGCGTCAGTTGAAGCGGGATTTGGTACAGCCAAAGCGCAACGCGAATAAGCAGAAAAGGTAGGAGACCGAATGATCGATCAATGCGAAATAGTCTACATACCAGATATAGCAAAAATGCTTGGCCGAAGTGAGTCCTCAATCCGATCTGGACTTCAGACAGGGGCTGCCTGGCTACCTAAAAGCTTCAAAATGGGAAATAGAATTTGCTGGCTTAGATCGGATGTCATGCAGTTTCTAGTCGATTGTCGGGATGGCAATATCCAGACCAAGCCTAAAAGGCCTGGAAGGAAGCGGCAGGTTCCCCCAACACTGAAAAGTATCGGCCGTTGATCAGTTGGCCATAACGTCCAGCAGGGCGATGCTAGGATTTAACAGTGGCGCGACCTCTTTCCAAGCAATCTACAAGGCGCTCGCTGCGCAGATCGACGAGGTCGCGCCTCATCTTTGGATATCAAGCGAATGAGCAAGACTCCTGTTCAGCCGCGATTTATTAGGGCTTTTCAGGCACCCGCCTATCTTGGAATGTGCCGAGACGTCTTCAACAAAACCGTTCGGCCCTATGTGCGTGAATTTCCGATAGGCCAGCGAGGCATCGGCTTTGATCGAAACGAACTCGACCAATGGGCGGATGCGTACATCGCCACGCACTCCGTAGCTAAAAGACCAAAGATAGAAGTATCAGCGCGCCCTATCGGCAATCTCACCCGCAAACCGAAAACTTCAGAAGAATTTCAAAAGCTGGTAGAGGACATTCTTGGGAAGCCCTCGGAAAAGCTTGGTCGCCGTCAGCGGACGCGGGAAAAATAAACATCGTCGACTACCAAAAGCCGCCATCTTCGTCGGCAAGGATCAAACATGGCTACGGCATTTGGCGCCGATCGTTTCCTGCGCCTCGAAGAGGTGCTCCATATCATTGGTTTGAGCCGTAACACGGTTTATCGAAGGATCAGAGAAGGAACCTTCCCCAGACAAACCCGAATCGGCGCTAATTCAGTTGCTTGGCGGCAATCAGAGATAGATAAATGGATGCTGAACCCGTTACCGTTGACGGATGTGTAGGCCGGCGCGACCACCTGCTCAGGGAAACCCAGCAACTGCTGATGGAGCGGAAGCGGGGACAACAGTCCTTACATATGCCTGACAAGCACGCAGCGCGATCACGGCGTTATCCCCGTCGTCGGTGATGGCGATAATTCGTTGCGCATGCGCTGGGTCAAGTTGGGCTCGACGGGCTGCATGAACCACGCCGACGGCGCCGGCGCCGGCAGGCACGTTGCAGCCACTGGCTGTATCCTCGAGGAGGACTGACAGCCGGACATCAGCAGTAGCAAGCTGATCACGCAGGCGAGCCTGGTTGCGCTGGGCATCGGATAATTCCTTGGTGTGTTGTTGGTCGGAGGTGGCCAGGACCTGTTCGGTTGCCAGGCGCTTGTCCTGCTCGGTGCGGACCTGGTTGGCGGCAGCATTGGAGATCGCGGCCAGGTCATCCTTGTACAGGCCGGCCTGCTCAGCGAGCTTCTTGCCCATCCGCCAGTCCTGAACCTGCCAGGTGACGCCCGCGGCGCCGGCCATCAGCACCACGATTAACACCACCAGCCCGGCCAGCTTCTGCACCGGCGTCATGCAAACACCTTCTTCGCGCGCTCCCACAACTGCAGGCGATCCTCAAGGCCGTTGAGTCCGCCATTGATGCGACGGGTGATCTTCACGAAGTCGCCCTGGTCCGCAAGCGTGTTCAGGCCCTTGGTCGACCAGAACCAGGCCGCCGACATCGCGGCGTACTGCGGCTGCTCCAGCAGTTCAGGGTTGCTGATGAGGTCTACGCCCAGCGCTTCCCCGCACGCGGCATAGTTCGCCCGTCCGGTGATCTGAATAAGGCCCCGTCCTCTGTACTTGGAGCCATCGCCCGGCACGGTGTTGCCCAGGTCGGCACGACCCTCGTAGCCGGCCTGCTGCGCCGTGGGGCCCCATATCTCGCGCACGTAGCGAAGTTGGCCCGACTCGTGCCCGACCTGGGCAATGAACGCGGCGGCGCGCTGCGTGCCAACGATGCTGTAACGGTTCATTGCCGTGTTCAGGGCAGGAACAAAAACGCCGGCTTGGCGGCCGGCGTTCGGGAGGATCTGCAGCAACTGCTGCTCTGTGATTGTCATAGCTTTCTCCAGACAATAAAAAACCGACCATCGCGGCTATGTATCGATTAAAAAGCTTTAGGAAACTGGCTTGGCCCAAACAACGGGCGTATATAAAGTGGTTTGTATATCAACACCGATTACCTGCATAACCAGTCGGTTGTTTCCGTAATCCCAAACTGCATACTGATTTCCCTGGCGAGACGTACTACCCGCAACATCCATTGCTATATTATTAATCAACATAAACTCACCAGTATCAAGAGGAGTATTTGCCGTCCAACTAAGCCTAAGAACTCCCTGCCCAGTGTTTTCAGCCCCTAAGTAAGCCCATGAAGTAACAGTTTTTGTAAACTGCGCGCATGGATTAGAACTATCGAACAACAGAGTGGAAGCCGCATCCCACAGCCTTAAACCAAAGGTCCCAACGGGTGAGGCCTTAAAGGCTGCTGCGAAGTAAGTTCCAGAATAAACCTGACCCGAAATCCCCCTGAAAGAGAAGCCTGTCCAAGCCCCAGGCGAGCCATTAATAAGGCAAAAGCAAATCGTGCAAGACGAGCTAGGCCTTACAAATACTAGGGGTGGGTCAGCTGATGTTATCACCGAAGGGAATGAGACCCCTGCTCCGCCACCGCTATTTGTCCATGTTCCCTTGTGAAGGACGAAAAGCCGTGCAAACTCAGAATCCAATGTAACAACGTCATTATTATTCACAAACCTCAGCCCGAAAGACATCAACGATACCTCGTGACAATAAGTCGCTGGGGCCCTATACCTAGAGGCGCACCTTCTCTCGTTCCTGGCTGACCAAAATACAACGTCAGCCCCCCTTCGGCGACTATAGGTATGTATTGAATTGACGCAATGTTCTGGGCGCTAGTGTCATAAGCAGCCACAGGAAAGCAAACAGCTGAATGTGTTGCGGGAGATATCCCAGGAATGGATATCCATCTAGTCCTATTCTCGCCGGCCACCTTTTGCACAACTGCGCTGTAAACAATCCTTACAGTAAATGAAGTTTCATCCAACTCAAGGAAGCCAGTTGGCCCCCAGATTCTCATTCCAAAGCTCATGCGGTCAGATCTCCAAGCTGGACCCTCTTAACATTGTTCTCGTCGTAGACCTTGATCGCCCGATTGGTCATCGTAAGGCGGCCGCCGCCCGGGGCTGGGCCGTTAAACTCGAGATTCCCGGCTTTGTCCAGGCGCCATCCCTGAACGCCGGAAACGTAGTTGTCGGACTCCAAGGCCTGTCCGATCTTCAGCATGGTGATGCTGCCGTCCCGAATAAAAGCTGTATCGATGTAGGCTGCGTTGTCCTGCACCACGAATGGGTAAAAGACGTTTGTGGTGTTTGGATCAACGATCGCGAACCGGCTTGCAGCGATCAGCACTTGGCTGGTGATAATCCCCTCGTTGTTTTCGACGCCAACTCCAATCCCGGCAAGATAGGGTTTTCCGTCCACAGTCAGCTGCGTCTTGATGCTGTACATCGCCGCCAGTTCGGATTTAAGGGCCTCAATTTCAACCTGGGCACCACCTCCCGAATTGACCTTCTCGAGCAGGTGCTGGCTGAGCTGAGTCTCAGTGATTTGGTCGTTGAGATAGTCCAGGATAGGGCCAGCATCCGAAGACGATTGACCGGTAACCGGTCCGTAGAACGCGCCCAAGTTGCCGATTCGATCCACCAGGCGCGCCCAGAAGAAAAACCTCTTGGCCGCGGCCAGGCCCATGATCGTCAGATCCGTCTGCGGGTTTGCGTAATCGCCAAACTTGGTCGCAGTGGCAATATCCGAGGTCCCGCTGTACCAGATCTCCGTACGCTGCAAGTCAGCGGTGCTCAGGTCCTGAGGGATCGACCACTGCAGCTTGATGCCGAATACGATCGATTGGGCCGTGAACGAGGATACTGTCGGTGGCGGTGTGGTCTTCCCGTTCAGCACGGTCTCAGCCGAAGTCGCAAACACGGATCCGATGTCGAGCGAATTGATCGCCCGAACCTTGGCCACGTAGCGCCCGGCGTAGATTCCGCTCACATCAATCGACGTGGTACCGGTCCGGCCAGCAAATATCCAATCGCCATCGTTCTTGCGCCAGTAAACCTCGTAGGCGATCGCTGCCTCGGGCTTCTCCCAGGTGATCGTCATAACACTGACCGCAGTGCCCTGGTCGACGAAGTGGTCATTGCTGACGGTCACGTTGTCGGGCGGAGGCTGGACGCTGGGCGGAATCACCGTCACTGGCGGCTGCTCGATGCGGCTTCCGTTATCGATCGCGCTGTACTTGCTGGAGTTGTGGCGAACCGCGTTGACCGTGAATTTGATCTCGGTATCGGAAAAGTCCTCAGTCACCGACATGACTCGGAACTGCTGAACCGCCAGCGTTGGCGAATCGATCGCCCACATCGAATGCGTGGGAGGAAGATCGGTCAGGGGCTCGGCCAGGACCACCTGCTGCACGTCCGACGGGAAGCCCGTGGTGTCCATGGTGATATTGCCGTTGTCCCAAGTGATGCCAGTACTGTCCCAAGTCAGCGGGTAGCCGACGGACTTGACCGCCCGCGAGATGGCCTTGCCGTTCGGCATGATCAGCGTAATGGTGTCGCCGGGGTACGCAGTCACATCGGCATCGAGGACGAGCGTATCCAGTGTGGACGAGCGCAGGCGCCCGCCAATGCGGCGTCCTGCGCGGTCGTTGTCTGCGATCCGGATAATCTGCCCTGGGCGCGCCAGGGTGCCGTCCAGGCCAACCGAGAACCCCACGCTCTCCGTCTCCAGGCGGTTGGTGAGCAGAGCCCACTTACCGATCCGCTGGGCCTGCGCCTGGGATGTACAGCCCGTTGCCGTAATTTCGGTCTGCTGAATGCCGTAGCGACTGATCCCGGGCTGGTCATCAACATACTCGACCTTCTGGCGGTAGAAGTCTGTCGGGTCGTTCCAGCTCACCAGGGCGACCGTATAACGCGTCTTCTTCGACGAGCCGAAGTAACCGAACTTGCCATCAATAACGTTGGCATTTGAGTAGGTGTAAACCGGGTCCTCTGGCATGTCGCACACAGCTGTAACAGAACCAGCAGCCCAGTAAGCCATCCCGCGGAATGTCGTCGAAAGGTCCTGTAGCACGCGCAAGGCATCGGCGCGCACTGACAAGTAGAGATTGCAGGTAAAGCGCGGGTGTGTTCCGCCCTTGCCGTCCGGCACCAACTGGTCGCAGTACTGACCGATCCGGTAGAGCTCCCACTTGTCGACCTGGCCAGCGCTCAGCAGGTGGCCTAGCCCGTATCGAAAGTGCAGTAGTAGGTCGTAGAAGATCCAGGCAGGGTTATCGGTCCAGGCACTTTTGAAGCTACCGTCCCATACGCCGGAGTAGATGCGGGTCGCCGGGTCGTAATTGCTTGGCACGCGGATAATCCGCCCATACAAATCGAACGAGCGTGTCGGGATCGACTGGAACTGCGAAGCGTCGAACTGAACACCAATCATCGCCGAGCCCGGATAGCGCAGCTTCGCGTCGATTACTTCGGTAATTGCGTCGATGGTGGTGGTGTCGGCGATTGCTGAACTGGTCGAGTTTGGCGTCGTCCTCACCACGCGCACCTGCCATCCACTGTTCGCGGGGGGAAGATCCACGCGATGTGAGCGTTCGTACTTGGTCGATGTTTTGCCACTGAACGACGAAACGACCATCGGCACATAGGGGCCGCCATCGGTGGATAGTTCGACCCGGTAATTCACGGTGTAGCCGTTTGTGTCACCGTTCGAGGTGTTTGTCTGTGCGAGACGAGGCACAGAGATACGGACGCGCTCGGCGGACAACTGAAGGTTGGTAACTGCCCTCACCCATGGCTGGTCGTAACGAAGCTCTACGCCCACGCCAACCTCGCTTTCCACCGCAGGGAACCCTGGGATATGCAGCTGGTCCTGGCTGCCCGTCCGCACATCAAGCGTCACTCCACTGAAGTTCAGTGAACCATCCGCATTGGCCAGCGGGGTTTCGCCAAGGAATACGGACCGCATGCCATCCACCAGGCCAACAATCTCTCCCTCACTCACAAGGTCGAGAATTCGCGCATATGCAACGCTTTGCAGGTTGTCAGGTGCTTCAACGGATGGGCGCGGCTTATCCTCGCCGCCCTTGCTGCCGGCGATAGCTAGATTGGTCATGGCTTTCCTTCGGGCGAAAAAAAGCCCGCTCGGTGGCGGGCCTGGTGGTAAATGGGCGGTTACATCTGGTCTTCGGAGTAAATGCCGGCGCTGATCACCGCGCTGCCGACGATCATCCGGCCGTAAAGCAGCGGCACAGGGTTGCCCTGGACACTGGTATTGACTGGGCCGTTGAAGCTGTAGCTTGGTCTGTTGTTGGGACTATCCTGAGTGCCGAGGCCTTTGGCTTGCGGACTCAAAAGTTGAAGAGCGCCGCCGGCGAACAGCGCGAATCCATATGGTGCGAGACCAGGAAACCAGATACTTGCAACCAAAAGTACGGCGCCGAGAACCGTCTGAAGCAGACCCGCACGCTTGGAGCCGGCGATTACCGGGACGATTCGAATCACATCGCGGCCCGTCGGCTTGCTGATCTCCGCCTCTCCGATATTTTCTCGACCGTTGAAAACGGCGAATCTCAGACCTTTTTCAGCACTTCCAATCATGAACTTTTCGAAGCCAGGGAACTGCTTGAAATAACCCATCACGTCTCGGAAACCACCACTTGTAGTCATGCGGTGCTCGCGCCCAAAAAGGCGTGCCAGAGAGCCTGAGAGAAGAACGGTTTGCATTTTTTCTTCTGAAATCGAACTGCTCATTATTTCTCCGGGCAATAAAAAAACCGCCCGAAGGCGGCTTTAGGTTCGCTTAATCAAAGACACGATCTAACCGATGACTCGATAGCCTCGCGCCCCATCATCATGGACCACGGCATGCGCTGATAGAGAACGACTTTGCTTCCTGAGGAGGACTTATTGATCTCGAGAAGCTCATCAGCCATGTTGTTGCTCGCCACCAGCAGCCTATAACCGGTTTCTGTCTCAACCATCGATGAGTCCGTCCTGGCCGCCTGCCATTTCGGGAATACGCAAAGAGCGTACGCCTTCGGGCTTTTACTCGTACTTACCGTGACCGACGGCTTGTTTTTGGCAAGATCGCTGGGACCGACACAGCCTGCAAGTATCAGCAAACTAAGGGCCGCGACAAAAATACGCATATCGTCAACTCCATATGATTTGGCCAGACGATAACATTTTGATCAGGGCTTGGCGTCCCGGTGCCGCCAGTAGCCTACCGTCACCTCGGACCAGTAGCCGCCGTAAACGTCGCGCTTGCTGTCGCGGTTGTACAGGTGGTGCAGGATAGACCCCGGCGCAGGGTAGTGCTCCGGCTCAGTCTTCAGCACGCCGTCGGCCAGGTAGATCGCCGCGTGGTTGGGAACCGGTGAGCGGATCTGCATCAACACCAGGTCGCCGTGCTGCAGCGTCGAGACCTTCTCGAAGCCAGCGGCAGGCAGATTGTCCAGGTACAGATTTCCGCCCTTGTCCCACCAGCCGTCCTCGCGGTCGAAGTCGCCCAGTTCAATACCCATCTCGCGCCGGTAGAAGTCGAGGATGATGCTCAGGCAGTCGCTGACGCCGTGGGCAAAAGCCCGGCCAATCAGCGGGGCCTCGTACCCGACCGGCGCAAAACTCACCATCTCGCCGGCGCGCACCACGTCGTCGTCTCCCTTTCGCACTTCCAGAATGTGCCAGGGCAGGCCTGATGCCTCGCAAGAGATTCGATCGGCTTCGCTGGGTGCTGCTGGGTAGTCCGGGTGGCTGTGCACCACTGCCAGGATCGCGCCACGGTCCTCGGCGCCGGCGTAGTCCTCCGGCGCCAGGCGGAAATGCTCACTGGGCGTCGAGGCGGTGTTGCGGCACGGTACGTATACCTCCTTGCGGCCCTCCCGCACCAGCAGCCCGCAGCACTCGCGTGGGTACTCGGCGATCGCGTGGGTCTCGATTGCTGCCTTGCTTGCTTTGTTCATGGGTTAAGCCCTGATCAGGCCGGCGGCCGGGAACGATCCGTACGGCAGCGGGTTGTTTGCGCCGAAGCGAAGCTTGCAGCTGGTGAGCCGGCCGCCGCACTTATCCTTGGCGGCGTCGGTAACGATGATGTCGTTCTCATCTGCCACCGGCGGACCGTTGTAGCCGCAGTAAGGCCCGCGGTACCCACCGCACGAAAGCCACCAGCAGACGTTGGCCACGATCTGTCGACGCGGAAGTTGAACGCCCTGGAAATCGAGGGCTGAAGCCAGTTCGAACTGCACTACCTCGTTGTCTTCCGAGGCCTTGCGCTCGACGTACCAGATGTCCGGCGGCAACTCCTCCTCAGGATCTGCCTCGGGCTGCCCGTCCAGGTATTTACCCAGGGTCCGGTGGCGAATCAGCTTCGCGCCCACCAGATCCTCGAAGTACAGCACCAGAGCTGTGATAAATCCGCCGACGTTGCCCACGGAGAGCGTCGGGGTGGGCTGCGTGCCCTGCCCGGTCATCTCGAAGCCACCGGCCTTGATCGGCCACGGCGAGTACTCCAGGCCCTGCCAGAAGATCGAAGATTCCTGCGGGTATCCGTGGAACCGGTAAAGCTCTGCACCCAGCGACGTGGCATCGAGCTCAAATAGCTCGACCCATGCGCCGGGCTCCAGGGTCTGGATATCGGCCGTAATCGGCATGCTTTTTCCTCGAGCAATAAAAAACCCGCTCATGGCGGGTATCGGTTTTCAGTAGCAGATCAACTTGGCGCAATCGGACGCTTGTTGATATCGGGAAAGTCGAGGTTGGCTTCTGTCCATTTGCGGAGAGCCAACCAATATTTCTGCCATTCTGCGACAGTCCCGTGAATACCTTCCTCCCCGTATGTGAGAGCGGTGACCGTCTGCTGAGCGAGGGGCATCTGCTCCTCCCGCCAGGTGTTCTCGGTGGCGATGAGCTGGGAGGGGCTTTCAGACCAAGTCGACGACTCAAAGCTCCAAACCTGATCCGCCCACTCAGGAGGCGGAACTTTTACCGAGTTCACAGGTGGCTGCCCGTTCCATCCACCAAGATAAACACCATCAGCGTTTACATAATGGAAAAGCTCAGAACCTTGAAGATCCTCAATAAATTTAACCGCTTCTTCAATCATGCGTATAGCTCCACAACAATATCCACCTGAGCGGGTGTTACGGTATTAGCTGCCCCCGATGCAGAGGCTGAAAACATACCATTACTTGCAATTTGCAAAGTTGCGGTTGTAGTTGTCGGCCTCCTTATTTCCGCCCCAAAGTTACCCGTGCCAGATACAGTCGTCAGGATTGAAGAAACTTGCGAAAGCTCACCGACCGCCATTCCATTAATAGCCTGTTTATATTTGAGTTTGATAACTGCAAATGACCAGAGGCTCCCTAGCGTATGCGTAAGGTTCAGAGTTCCGCCGTTTGTCCAAGCAAGATCGGCACTCGTCCATTTTTTGGTTACAATTTGCTTAGACTGAAGGTCAGAAATTGCAGCAGCATTTTGCCCAAGAGTAACCCCTTGTTGATTAACGGTATTAGATAAAACAGTTACGTCAACAGTTCCTGGGTTTACTGCTGTTTTGGCAGCGACAATGCACCAAATCCCTGTGGTGCTTGCGGCCCTAGTTTCAATACCAACCCTAGGCGCACCGTTGGATCCGTCCGTTACAACCCCGCCCGTGTAAATTGGGTACAGGCCGTTCATGATAGAGCCGGGGGCGCCGAGGTTTGTAAGGGTAGCTGTATCTGCACCAAAAATAGGATTGTAGTTACTGCCACCTGAAGCGCCTGTACCGATGGCGGTTTTGTGCTTCATTCCCTGGACTTGGTCAGCCTGGTGCAGGCCCGGTGTTCCTGCCGAGTTCTTGCCGTCACCACGGAACACCATCGCTGAGATAGTGTTGCCGTCCGGGTGTCTAGCGTTGTCGTCCGGCATGCGGAAGTCGGTCGTTCCGTTACCAAGCGAGAACATCCCGCGACTGGTGTACGGAGCAGCAAGCCATACGGCGTCTGTAACGCAAAACGGCTGGATTAACGCCCATAGGTCAGGATACAGAGTGCGCCCGTTCGTGACGATCTGGCCGTCACACGGAAGTTGCCCGCCTGGAATGGTTGCTCGCGAGTACTTCCACTGGGTGAGAGAGCCCACCGCAAGACCGCCTCCGGCAGCCTCCTTGAAAGTCATATCATCCGCGAGAAATTTGGGATTGCTGCCGAGTTGCGGAGGCGCGGGGACCTGTCCCTTTGTACCTGCTGCCAAAGATGTGGCACCGGTGGCAACAGGCAAGCCAGAACCAAGCGCTAAATAGCCAGTTGAATCAATAGCTGTCAGCCGAAGTATGTCGCCGTTGACACCACTGGAAGCCTTGTTGCCCAGGGCGCTAACGGCGTCAGACACTTGGCGCTGCAACTTGCCCATTCCTGACAGAATCGTATCCGTTGCGCTGATGACTGCCGGGTTCGTGGTAACCAGTCCAGTCAGGACGCTTCCGAGAGTGCGCGCCAGGGTCCAATACTTATTGACCGAACCCTCCGGCACCGCATCAGTAGATCCGGGCGAAGCTGTGAGCAGAACGTACTGGGTCCCGCTCCAGCGGTACTGGCTGTTGGTGTCTTTGGTGATGTAGATCTTGCCGGTCTCGCCTGTCGCGGGGAGCGCGGCGAAGCTGTCGAACTCCAGCACGTCGTCCACGTAGCTCGGCAACTGACTGGCAGGCACTGTACCGCCTGCATCCAGGCCAGCTACGCCGTTTGGCTGGCCTTTCTGAGAGCCGGGGATAGCTGCATCCGCTTTAGCTTGCGCGCCATCGGCGGCCAATTGAGCCGCGGCGGTACGCTGGTCGAGTTCGGCGAAATTGGCGTTGATGACCTGGCCACCTGTACGCAGATCCTGTCCAGTTCCGTCGTTCGGCGCCGAGCCAGTGTTGAGAGGAACAATGCTCATGGGTGGAATGCCTGTTCGAAAGTTGCCGTCAGTGAAAATATCTCAGCCCCAAGCGGGGATACCTGGTAGCTATCGCAGCGAAATAACGCCTGGTTTCCCAAGGGTGGCGTCCAGTAGAAAGGATCGGCACCGGCCCGGGCATCCAGAAATTCTTTTATAAGCATGATCTTTGCTCTGGCGCCAACGAACGTTAACGGCCAGGACTCCGAGCGATTGTTTATGCCGTCCTTGGCCCGCTGCTCGTAGCCATCCCCGAATTTTGCCGACTTGTTTCGAAAGCTTGTCGTGCCAACCGGCTCGACTTTCGGGCACCACGTAAAAACCTCAATGGCCATATTTCATCACTCGGCAAAAAAAGGACCCCGCCGAAGCGGGGCCTGATCAGCGACCGTTGATGGCCGCCCAAATTTGACCGCCCGGCTTCAGATCTCGGGCGATCTGCTCTTGGGCTCCCTGTTTTGCCGCCTTTGCATAGGCTTGTGCTACAGCCTGTCCCTGGGCGTCATCCGGCGATCCGCTGCCGGTGTCCTGAACTACGATCGTTTGCTGAATGGATACCGCCCCGCCGGATGCTGGGGCCGCAGACGCGCCACCAGCGAGACCTACATATCCGCCATCGGCGTAGCCGCGCTTATTGAGCCGCTCCAGGTATTCGCGCATGCCCGGCTGTTGAACCACCTCCTTGCGGAGAACGAATTCATCACCGTGCACCACCCCCTTCGGCTCGTGCTTACCTCCCGGCCCCGTCCATCCTCCATCTGAGAACGCCGGCCATTTCACCGAGCCCGCGCTGGCATCAAACTGGCTTCCGAAAGTGGAAGCTCCTTGCGCGGCCCCACCAGCAGTTGCGGCACCTGTAGCCCCACCAGCACCGCCAAAATAAGCGCCAATGGCAGAACTCGCCGCCCCAAACAGGGCGCTAAGAGCCGAAGACGCTGCCTGCCTGGCTGCGATTTTCGCCATATCAGCCAAAATCGATTTGGCCAGGTCCGAGAAGGAAAGCTTCCCTGTCAGTGCGAACTGCGCGATCGCATCCTCCATGGAACTGAACGCATTGCTGAACAGGTTGTGGCTTTGCTCGGCCGCGTTGCGCGCGCTCTCCAGATAGTCCTGGTAGGCCGACTGAGCCCCCAAGGTCCAATCACCCTGGGCTTTATCCAGATCCTGGTAATACTTGGTCTGCATCGCCATGCGCTGATCAAGCGCCGATCGCAGAGCGGTTGTTTCCTTCGCATACAGATCGTCCGTGATCTCACCCTTGTTGTGTTGAGCCTCGAGTCGATCCAGTTGGGACTGGTACGACTGTTGAATGCTCAGTTGCTCCTGCAGACGCTGCTTTTGCTGCTGCCCCATACCGGCGCCAGCCAGCGTGTTGTCGATACCTACCTGAGCGCTCGACAACTGGCTTCTCAGGTTCTCCTCGAAGGCCTGAAGCTTCTGTGCCTCCTCGTAGCTCCTTTTGCGTGTAGCAACCTCCTGCTCGAGCGCGACGTTGCGCTTGAGTTGAGCGGTGATCAGCGCCTCGTTCGCGAGCAGCGACTTTTGGTCAGCTGTCTGGATATCCTTGGACTTGATGTCCGCTATCTGCTGCTCAAACTTAGCCAGTTCCTGGGCCTGGGCCCCAAGCGTGGCGTACTTCCCGGTTTGCTCATCAATCGAACTGGACTGAACCTGAAGGGCTGCGTTTTGCTGACGAAGCGAGTCGAGCATCTTCATGCCCGCATCTTCGCGGTATTGCGGTGTTTTGGCGGCCTTTGGGTCTTTGTACTTGTCGTTGATATTGGCGAGGTCTTTCGCCTGCTGCTCAGGAGAAATCAGCAGCGACTTGTTACCGGAAGCGCGGGCTTGAACGATGCGCCGCTCGACGAGCAGGCGATATTCACCAATTTCTCGCGCGCGCTTATCGGCATTGGTCTCTGTTTCTTTTCGAAGCTTGTCCACCGCCAACTGGTCGGCCAAAGCCTGTTGTTGCTGCTGCTGCTGAAATCCTTTGCTGGCGGCTCGCCGCTCCTCTTCCGCCTTGAGGACAAGTTTCTGGGTTTTCTCGGCCTCTAACGCATTGGTGCGAAAACTATCGTCAGGTGTCAGATTCCCAAAACCGTCTGACTTGTTGAGATTCCGCGCCTTGGCGATGGCGTCGAGCTGCTTGTCCAGCGCCTCGATCTGCTGATCGAGCGTGTCCTCCCGACCGATGTTGAGCGCGGCGTCCCATGCGCCTTTGGCGGCGTTTTTGACAGCGTTCCAGCTTGACTCTAGGGTGCCAAGGTTCTTTTTGATCGAATCGGACGTTCGGTTGAGGCCCTTTTCGTATGTGTCATTGGCAAGGGCTGCCGCCTCCTGTGTCTTACCTTGTTCCTGCAGCGCTTTGATCTGCTCGTAGGTCGTAGCCGTCAGGAAGTTCATCGACTCGTTGAGCTTCAGAATTTCCGCAGTTGGGTTCTTCGCGATTTTCTCGAAATTCTTGACCGTTTCTTCCGCGGCCTGGCCCGTAGCCGATTCAAATTTGATCGCAGACGCAGCGATACCTTCGAAGGCCTGCACCGGAATACGCGTTGAGGCTGCCAGCTGCGCCAGAACCGACGAAGCCTTGCCGACTGTGCCGTTAGACAAGGAAATCTGCTGGGCCAGTGTCGAAAGCTGGCCTGAGGTGGTGCCCGCGGTGTTCCCGGTCATCGCCAAGGACGTGTTGTAAGCGGTGGCCTCGTCACTGCCTTGCTTGTACGCCAAGGCCAGCACTGCGGCCGCAGCGGCAGCAACGGTGAATGGGTTTACCAGGCCAAGAACGTAGCCACCCAGAGCCTTTGCCGCCGGAACGACGCCGCCGAACATATCTTTAAGTTGGCCGCCCTGCTGCAAGAACACCGTCATGGGGTTCTGTCCAGCCTGGAGCGATACCGCAATGTCCGTGAACTGGGCAGGCACACCTCGCAGGTTCGCGGCGTACTGCTTGGTAGTCTGGCCGTTTTTGAGCATTACCTTGTCGGTCTGCTCAATAGCCGCGCGCTGCTCGTCGATCTTCTTCTTGTAAAGGTCGAACTCGGCGGTTGGCAGCCGCCCCGCCTTGCGGTGGGCCTGGAGCTGCTCCTCCATCTTGTCGAGGCGGCTGTATGCCGCCACAACGGGATCAATGCGGCCAACGAGCTTATCCAGTTCCTTGGCCTGGTAGGCGGCCTCCTTGGTGGTGGACTTGAGCTTACGCTCGGCGCGGTCCATACCCTTTTCAAAGCCGCCGGTGTTGGCCACCAGGTCGACCGTCAGTTGGCCAAGTGAATCAACTGCCATAAATCACCTCTTGACCGACTGCAGCAGCCTGAACAGGTCATGCGCGGATGTCTCGGCTTCCTCAACTACTGCGCCGCGTGCGGGCAGGAAATCGTCGAATGCTGCCTTGCCGCCGTGCACGTTGTTCAAAATGGTGGCGAGCAGGGCGAAACCCCGCTCTAACTTCAGGCCAAGGTTCAGCGTCCCGTTTTGCTCGATATAAGCCATCCACGAAAGCGCCTCGGGGTAGCTGAGGCTGGCCTTCGCTTCGGCGACGGTTCGCCCGCCGATGCCGTTGAGTGCCAGCTCGTGCCAGAACTCATCGGCGGGCCCTATTTTTTTGGTTCGCCCCCCGCACCAACACCATTTGCCTCGTTGAGCGCGTCCAGCAGCGCCAGCGTCAACTGGGCGCACAGAGGGCCGTTGCCGGAGTCATTGGTGCCGAGAACATCGGCAACAGTGAACACGGGCGAGCCGTCTTTTTTGAGGATGTTGTTGGCAATGCGCTCAGCGAAAACATCACCACTGGATTCCTTCGAGTCCCAACGTTGGGTAAGTTCAAGGAACGACTCCTGGCGCACGTAGATGGTGGCTGCCTGGGTTTTTCCGCCGGAGAACCAGGTAATGTCTTTTTTTACTGCCGTGCCAGCGAATGCGCCGGCGGCGGCCAGGGCTTTGATACTGAGATCCATGGATATTCCTTACGGCGCGACAACTTTAGGGACGAATACCGGATCACCCGAGACCTGGATTCCGACGGTGGACTTCACAACGTCATTCAGGGCGAAGCTGAACGGGAAGCTGTTCATGTAGCCCTCGAAGGTGATCCAGGTGCGGGTGTTCGGGAGGTCGAAATCGACTTCAGAGCCAACAACAGCAGTTGCTGCCGCGCCGGTACCGCCACCACCACCGGTGAATGCGATGGAAGGCGCAGAGGTGTAGCCAGAGCCAGCGTTGGTGATGGTGAAGCCGGTCACCGAACCGCCCGAGACGATCGCTGCAGCCGTCGCACCGGTACCGCCGCCGCCCGTCAACGCAACGGCCGGGGCCGAGGTATAGCCGGTACCGCCGCTGGTGAGCGTGATGGCCGAGAGCGAACCTTCCTGGGTTACGGTCGGCGGAATACCTTCCAGATCGCCCTGGGCGTTCACGATACGGCCGTCAGACCAGCCAATCGCCCAAAGCAGTTTGGTACCGGCGGTTTTCAGTTGGTGCAGGCGGACGTGCGCGGGCTCTTGCGGGTCGATGTTCAGACCGAACGACGCAGAACCAGGCTCTGCGAGGCCGGCCTCGTATTCCCGGGCGCTGGAGTTCATGCAGGTCGTTTCGATCTGCGCGATGCTGGTGTCGATCCCGTCCAGGGAGGTGAAGCACCCCACCACCAAGAGCGCTTTGGTGAGCGGGTCAATGGCATAGAGGTCCGTGCCTTGGGTTTTAATGGTCAATTTGTACTCCCCGATTTTCCTGGAAAATCACTTTTGAGCGGGCATAAAAAACCCGCCGAAGCGGGTGGTTCTTTTCTGGTTTACGGCTACAAACTCACCAGCCAGGCAACGTCGAAACCTTTGCGGTAGCTGTGGGTGTCCTTGTCCTTGTCGTCGATACCGAAGCCAGTGACGTATGCGTGCTGAGCAATAACCCGGCGCAGCGCGACTACCACTTCCTCCGCAGAGGATGCGGTTTCTGCGTATACGTCGACCTGAAGGCCGTAGCGATCCGTGCTTGGTACGCAGTTGAGGAAGTTGATCGGCGACCCGCTGACGACCTGCCAGACCGCGTACGGCCTTACGGTTCCTTCCGGTGCCTCACCGTGCGGATAGAGCCGCGTGGGTTCGGTGCCGAGCAATGCCGTGACGGCCAAGCTTGCCGCGCAGACCTGAAAAATTGGCGCGGTCATTCGTTCACCCCCAGCTTGATCAGCTGATACTTGGCCGAGCTGAGGAATTCCTGAAACAGTTGCTCGCGGTTGTTGGCCAATGCCGGTCGCAGGAATGGTTTTGCCCGGTTCTTTTCGGTCCCGAGCTCCACCCACCACCAGTAGAACGTGTTGCCGCCCTTCTGGCCCCGCTTGCGCATCCTCACGCCCACCGAGATCACCACGGCGCCGAGCTCCTGCCCAAGCGCCTTGCGCTCCACCATGGCCAGGTTGGCCGGGATGAAGTTGGCAGTCTCCGGATCATCGATGCGCGATGCGCGATCCTTTGCGTCGATCAGCACGATGTCCATTGCGTCCTTGGACGCCGGCGTGACCACCTTGCGGCGCATCTCCTCGGTCAGCCCCTTGAACCTGGCTGACAGCGCGTCTGCACCGGTGAGGTTGTAGGAGACCCAGTCAGCCATCGTTCACCCCCGTTTTAGCTAGGATAGTCAGGTAGTCGAGGCACGATACGCGATCGGGCAGAGGCTCACCCTCGATGCTATAGATCTTGCCGCGGTGCAGTATCCGCATAGTCGGCAACAACCCAGACCAATGCCGGATCACAAACCTGACCGTAGCCTGGGACTGGGCAGCCTGCGCAGCAAACAGGTCCTTAGAACTCAACGGCTCATAAGCCGCTGGCACCTTCTCGCGAACGGGCTGCCAGGTAGGAACCATCTCACCGTTTTCAGGGTTCTGAACCAGTCGCTTTTCCTGAAATTCTATGCGGTGACGCAAACGACCGGCCCGCATCACACACCCATCCGGATGCGATAGGGCATCAGCAGCGATTTGCTCGCAAGGGGAAGTTCCACCGCAGTACTACCAACCACCACCTCCTCGCGGTTGGCGAACAGATGGCCCAACTTGAGCAGGCACGCGGCCTCGATCGCCTTATTGATTACAATCCCAAAGTCATCCATGTCGATTGCTTCGAAGGTGTCAGACAATGTCTGTCGTGCCCTCTCGCGCAACCGGCAACGGTCATCAGCATTATCCGGATGATCCGCCACTACCAGAGCCGCGCGATAAGCAGCGCGAGCCGCCTGGGTTCGAGCGATGACAGTCGATTTGGCAAGATCAACAGCGGCCTGATCGGCAAAGAACCGACGCTGCAGGTACTGCTGGGCAGCCTCTTCAGCGCCGTCCAGCTGCGACTGCACCAGGACCTGGTCTTCAGGCTCTGCGAGCAGATGCCTCATGGCCAGTTCGATGTCGATCACGCTCATGGTCAGTCGGCCTTTTTCTTGGCAGCGGGTTTTGGCGCAGCTTTATTCAAATGGGTTGGGGCCTGCTTGTTTTCAGGCTTCTCGGCGGATTTCATTTCGTAGTCCTCGATCAGGCCGCCGCGCAAAAGTTCTCGAGCGCGGAACTCATCGACTGCGATGGTCGTGTTCTTCTTCACGTAACCCTCGAGGCCGCGAAAGCTCTTGCGGGTTTTGACTTTGATATCTGGCATGTGCAAACACGCCCGGTTACCCGGGCGCGCTCCTTGAGACGGCGAGTCCAGGCCTTATGGCGCTGCGAATTCGCCGTGTACGAATGACTCAGGGCGGTACACAGCCAGCGCCAGACGCTCCTCGGCACGGATAGTGACCATGTTGGTGCGGAAGTTATCGCCGTCTTCGGTGGAAACCTCGACAGCGGCGTCTTCACGGTCGAATACCTGAGCCGCGATGTTCATCGCGCCAACCAGGAACTCACCTTCAGGCACCGCGTTGCTATCGACTACCGGGAGTTTCCACAAGCGCTGAGCGCCGCCTTCCTGGACGTTGACCCAGATGTACGAACCGGTGCTGTCCTTGGTCAGTTCGATGTCTGCCCAGTCCACAGGGTTGAGCGCGATAGCCGAAGCGCGATACTCAGCGACGCGCACCTGCAGGATGGCGCGGCGCAGCGTGTCGATCTTGGTGTCGCCTGCTTTGCGGAGTGCGTTGTTGAAGTCGGTGGCCTGAGGAATCAGGCCCAGCAGGTTCTGACCGGTTCCGTCGCCGGCGATGAGTTGCTCTTCTTCTTTGTACTTGAGGCCGTAAATAGCGCGGCCGTTGATGTAGCTCTGCAACAGCGGGATGTCCGACAGAACCTGCTTGGAGGCACGGAACCAGTGAGCGATCGTCTTGACGGTGGTGGTGACCAGGCCGAAGGACAGATCAGACTGTGCCTTAGCAGCACCCTCGCCAGCTTGCGGCGCGGCCATATTCTGGAAACCGGTCTCCTGGACGAACTCGACCGCGTTGGATCCGGTTCGGCCTGGCATGATCAGGTCACGAATCGTGAACTGGCGCTCCGGGTCGGTAATGATGCCCGGCACACGCGTTGGTTGGATGCCGACACCCACACCGCCGGTGCCGGAGGTGGAACTGGTGATGTTGGTCACTGCCTTCAGGCGAAGGCGCGCGCGGCCGTGGTCATTTTTAACCAGGTTCTGGAAGCCGTCCGACTCAGCCAACTGTTCACCGAAGGACTTTTCGTCCGTTGGGTCATTGGCAGAGAACCGGCGCGCCATCTTCTGCTCGAGATCCTGCAGGCGATCCTGCAAGCCCAGGCCGCCCTTGACCAGACCATCCAGGACGGTCTTGGTGTCAGCAAGGATAGTGCCGTGATCTTTGATTTCCTGGCTTGCCTTCTCGGCAAAAGCCTTGATTTCCTTGTCGCGCTGGTCCAGCAGGTCAGTGACCGCTTTCAGTTGGACCTGATCGCCAGCGTGTTCTTTACGGTGAATCTGGCGGTGTTCGGCGCGAGCCTCGTTGCTCATGGCGTTATGCATGGTGAATCCTCAAAACGATGGGAGAGTCAGTGCCGGGCGTGATTTGATCGCCTCGACGAGTTCAGCTTCAGCCAGGTCGCCCACGGACTCGCTCCGGAGCAGGTGTTGCAGGCCGCGGTTGGCAATCACCGCGGACTGTGTCTTCGAGAAGCCTGCCTCGCGCAGGAGCAGCTCAAATTCGGGAAGTGAAGGCAGGCCGCCGTGGGCCAGCTTCGACTTGATGGTGTCAGTGCGCGCCTCGTCGTTGGCTGGCACAGTCACAATGGAAATTTCCACCAGGTCCAGCTTGGTCAGCGTGCGGATCCGGGTCTTCTCGTCGAAGGTCGATTCCCGCACGTAGTAGCCGATGGAAAGCCCTGTAATGGATCTGGATTTCATGCCGCGCATGGCGATACGGGCATATGGCGCATCGGCGAGCCAGAGTTCGCCATCGCCGAACAAGCCTTTGGTATCCTCTTTCAAGGTGTCCATGGACCAGGAGCCGATTGGTTCGCCGGTGCGGTGCTGCCAGAGCACCGGAAGTGCCCGGCTTTTCGCCTTGAGATCCGCGATTGACTCAAGAAAGGCGCCGGGGGCGACCACCTCGTTGTAGCTGTCGACGACGCCAAACACCGATCCATAGCCAGAAAAAAGGCCGTCATCGCTGACAGCCTTTACGTCGTAGTCAAAAGAGCGGTACTTCACCGCCAGGGACTGGTCTTTCCGTTTCATTCCTGGTTCCCCTTGGGTTTTTCGTTGAGCCAGTCCAGCAGTGCGGAGCGGGCTTGCTGGGCATCACCAGCGCCCTCACCGAGCTTGTCGATTGGCAGCATGTTTGATTGGACGGTGAGCTTCGCCGCGTTACCGCCCATAGGCGCAAGGTTCTCCTTGATACGGCAGTCGTCTCGGGTGTAGATGCCGTTTTGCGTCATGGAGCTGTAGAACGCAGCACGTGCCGCACTGTCTGCGCGAAGCAGGCCTTCCGGGTTGAACTTTGCGTAGAACCGGCGGCGCTCATCAGGCCGCAGAAGGCGCCTGTTGATGCTTTGCTCTATCCGCTTCATCCATGGCAGCAGGGTAAAACTTAGGAAGCCGAGCATCTGCTGCTCCATCCCGGTCCCCCAACTGGTGCTGTTCGAGGTGTGCCCCACCATCCAAGGCGGAACGCGGAACCAGCGGCAAATCTCCTCAACGTTGAAAGCCCGCGTTTGCAGCATCTGGGCGTCTTCGGGCGTCATGGACACCTGCTGATACTTCATGCCGGCTTCCAGCACCATCGTCTTGCCCGAGTTGACTGCGCCGGCAAATTTTGCGGCCATGTCCTCACGAATATCGTTTCGCTGCTCTGGCTTCAGGATTTGGTCAGTGGACAAGACACCGCCGAGCTTCATGCCGTTCGCAAACATCTTGCTGGCAGACTCATCCGCAGCCATAGCGGCGCCGAACACGTTACGACCCATTGCCAGCGGACTGAGCCCGCTCATTGGGTCGGTGCCGAACCCTCGGGTATGCATCATCTGCTCATCGAGCAGGGTATGAGACTTGCCATCGCTATCGATGAATCTGTACTCGATAGCCCCATTACTGGTCCTTCTGGGCGGCGATACCGCCTGAGGCAGCAGGAACTCCAGGGATGAAAGCTCACCGCCTACCAGGTGCGGTTCGTTAAAACTGTTTCCGGCCAAAAGCAGGCTGGCCACCACGCATTCCCAGAACTCGACGGGGGTTTGATCGGCATTTGGCTGGATGCTGATTACGCGGTGCACAGGGTGCGATGAGGCTACAACCGGGACGCCATCTTTGTCCTCGTAAAGCGCAATCGGCAGGGTGGCCAAGGTTTCAGCGATCAGGCGCACGCACGCCCAGACTGTGGACAGCTGAAGCGCCGTTTGCTGACTTACTGTCTTGCCCGATGCAGAGTCGGTTCCGTAGTAACCGTTCCAGAATGACGCATCGCCCAGGCCAATACGCCTTCCAACCCAGCCGGCGAGTGACGACTTCACGAATCCAGGCTCGGCAGACTTGAATAGGGCCTGGCGCAGGACTGATTTGATAGGTTTATTCACCAGTCAGCCCCTTGCGGATGAAGCCAGCAGCCGCCAAGAAGCCAGAGCCAGCAGCGATAAGCGACCATCCGAGACCGGCGAGCACGAAAACTCCAGCTACCAGCAGGCCAAGCGCGACGATGGCGACCACTAAAAAAAGGATCAGGCCGTTATCCATGGTTCGTTTATCCAATGATGATCGGGTTTGAGAAAAAGTCGGACAGGTCCTGGCTCTGTGCATCGGCGCCTGAAACCCCTATCGCCATCAACAGCGCAGCGAGGTCGTCGATCTTGTCGGCGGAGCGCTTCTTATCTGGCGCCATGTTCATGTTGTCGTCGCGCCTGGCGATCAGGTTGGAAGCGCACCAGTTGAGGATCATGTCCCCGCCGTGGGCCAAGTTTCCGGCGATGTAAGCGCGCTCAAGTGCCTGCATGGCCGGGTGATACGACTTCGGCCCCTGGATGAACTCGATCATTGGCAGCTCAGCCGCGACCAGCCGGTTAACCAGGTCGCTTGCGTTCCACTTGTCGTAGGCGATGGCCTGGACATTGAAGCGCGCGCAAACCTCTTTCACGTCGGCCTCGATCACGGCGTAGTCCGTAACGTCACCCTCGGTCTGTTTAAGCAGGCCAGATTCCACCCAGGACGCGTATGGAACGGTGCCCCGCTCGGTGCGGAACGCGACCGCGCTCTCTGGGGCCCATCGCCAGCCGTACGTGTAGAGCACGCCATCGACATTCCACACCAGGCGGAACGATGTAAGGTCGGTGGTCGATGCCAGGTCGAGTCCACCCCAGCATGGGTACGCCGATAGCCAATCAAGATCGACCTCTCCATCGCAGCGCTGCCACTTGTTGAGGTCGACCCAGCCGTCGGCTGTAGATGCCGGACGGTTCAGCCGTTTAATTCGAAACTCTGCCATTTTCGATGGCATTTGCTTGGCTTCTACCGACTCCTTGCGGATGGCCGCCATCAAGTGCGGGTTCACATCCATCAAAGGGTTGGCTTTGATCCAGCAGGTCTCGTCGAACTCCTGGTCAGCCTTTATGCCAAGCGACTTGTCTTCGTCATCAACGGCGTAGAACACCACCAGGAAGTGATCGGCTGTGTGACCAAAAAGGCCAGAAAGCAGCTTCTTGGCAAACATCCGAATTTCAGCCCAGGGCCCAGGGTTCGTGTAGCCCTCGGTTGTTGTGTAAAGCCAAAGCGGGTTGCCGCGCGCGCCGGCCGCCGACGTCAAAACGTTCAACAGGTCGGCGGTTTTGTGTGCGTGGATCTCATCGAGACCAACATGCGACGGGTTGAGGCCGTCCTGGGTCGAGGCCTTGGCGTGAATCGGCTTGAAACTCGCCCCTGTCTCCACGCGCGTTATGGACTTGGCCCAGACTTCCAGGCCGAAGTACTCGCGCAGATCGGCATTCTTTTCAACCATGCGCTTTGCAGCGTTGAAGATAATTGCGGCCTGGCCGAAGGTTGTGGCGGCGCTGACAATCTGTGCCCCCTCTTCCGGCTCGCAACATTCGCAATACAGAAGAATGGCCGACGACAACGTGCTCTTGGCATTCTTCCGGGCCACGGCAAAGAGCGCCGAGGTGAATCGACGGGGATGGAACATCCCCTCATCACCCCAACCCTCGGTATATACCGCCTCGCGTTTTCGAAACCCAAACAGCTGCACCACAAAGAAGATGTGCGACGGGTGCATGACGATCGTTGGCTTTTCCCACTTGCCTTCGACGTGGTGCAACTTCTCGATGAAGTCGCAGGGGTCGTTCGCGTGCCATGGGTCGAAGAGAAACGGGCAGTCCTTCTTTTTTGCCCGCTTCAGGTCATCAAGAAATCGCTTTGATGCTTCTCGGATCAGGCGTCCGTGCTTCTTCCTTTTTTTGTCAGCTACCGCAGCCTTGGCGTAGTCGGTCGCGATCTTGACGAAATCACGCATTCCCACTCCAGACTGGACAGCCAGATCATTCGATTATTTTGCACCCTGCTTGCGGCCGTTTCCGGCGAATGCGTTGCCCTTCGGTTTTTCGGAACCAGAGGACACCTTCCGGCGACTGGCCGGAGTCATGCCGAACTCTGAAAACAATGCTTTGAGCGCGGTAGTTTCCGCCGCGGTTGACTCCATGTCGGCCTTGGCTTTTTTCCGGAAGCACTGCCAGGCGAAGCAAAGTTGCTCGAGCGAATATAGGTCTACGACTTGCAGAACCCTTGCGCTTACAAGCTGGCGACCAAGTGACCGCCACATTTCTGAGCCGTCGACGTTCAGGTGCTGCGGCGGATCCGGAAAGTCGGCGACCAGATCGAATTCTGGGGCGTCGGCTTCCTCGCGATCCGGGCGAGTTGTACCGGCCAGAACCTTGAGGTGCGGGGCCGTTGGCTTCCGTCCTCGGGTCATTTGTGGTCCTTCAATTTTGAAAAGCTAATTTTGACGGTGCGAAAAAACGGCTCGGGCGCGGTCTAGAAGCGAAAAGCCCCAGACTATTGACCCACCCCCACCCATTGAAAAATCCTATTCACACCATTTCGGTGCATCTAAACGGGAATCGGTATCATTTGCGACCTCCGACGGCTGGCCGCTGGACCCCACGAAGAGCGCATCAGGTACGCCTGGCATTGCCGAAACCGCCGTCTTCCTTGGCTGTCTTGGCTGAGTGGCAGGGGTGGCATAGGCCCTGCCAATTGGCTCGATCCCAGAACAGAACCATGTCGCCGCGATGGGGGACGATGTGATCAACGTCGGTGGCCACCGTCACGCGGTCCTGCTGCTCGCAGTGGACGCACAGCGGATGCTTGGCCAGGTATCCCTTGCTCGACTGCTGCCAGCGATAGGTGTATCCGCGCTCGTTGCTGCTGCCCCGCTGTTGCTCGGGCGTCGTGTGCTTGGGTGTGGCTGGGGAGACAGGCTTGTGTCGCTGTGGCCTGACCGGCATATCACTTACTCGGTGGCTGGCTCGCTCTTGGCGGGCTGGTTGGTGGGTGATTGAGCAGATTGTGCAGCCAGCACGAAGCCTGCACGCTCTGCTGCGATCCTCAGCCACTTGACTGCTCTTGCACGGCGAGCGGCGCATCCACTGCAAGCCATCGTTAGGGCGTCCTGGTTGGCAGCTTGAAGTCTGTTACCCGATCAGCAATTGACCGGATCTTCTCCACACCCAGGAAGCCGACCCATCCACCCACGAACGTAGCCATGCTCTGCGGCAGACCGAAGAACTCCAGGCCGCTGATGATGGTTAGAGTCAGGCCGCCACACAGCACGCCCTCCACCAGCATCTGGCGGCGCGAGCCACCACCGTAGGTGATGCGCAGCACGGCCATGGCGAAGGACAGCCCGGCCGGGTAAAGGATCGGCGCATGCTGGCTCAGCCACGCAAGCATCAATGCCCAGGTGTCTGGCTTGTCTGGCATGTTCGGCATCTCAGGTTCCTCCCTTTCGGGGAGTGAATAGATCCGGCTCCAGCAGCACTCCCAGCTCGGAGCAATGGGTGTGGTGGAGCCGAAAACGAAAAAGCCCCGGCGAATGCCAAGGCTTGGTATGGGTGCAGAGGGCCGGTGCTGAACTCCGGCTTTATGGGTTGGCTCGCTGGGTCAAGTACCCCAACCTCTCATCGCGCTGCCCAGCAGTGTCCGCACGGGTATGAGGGACGCCACTACCGACTTAGCGCATCAGCCTGCGCATTCATCTGCACTAAGCAAATTCCCGAACAGTCAGTGCGCCGATAAGCCTCAACTTGATGGCCTCCACGACGCTTGCAAACTGACCGTCAGAAGCTTCATTCGGGGCGCTCATGATGACGCTATCTGTACCCTGGAGGGTGACAGCAATCCCAGATTCCGAACCCTTCAAGCTAATGTGCTGAATGTATGAGCTCTTGGGTAAGACGTTGGCGCCCTCTTCCAGCGTGATCTTCAGTGAAAAGCTGTACTGGAGGTCGTCGCCTTGAAAGGTCATGGGGTGAACACGCTTGAACTCGCCGCTTTCGGTAGAGCCAATATCGACGTAGCGCTTGATGGCTCCGTCATGATCTATCCAAGTCGCTGATGCAAGCTCAAGCGAATTCTCAAGATCTTTTAAAAGCTGGAAGGCAGCGTTTTGCAAACGATCCCAGTATTTTGATTTTGCTTCGCTGTACTCGTTGAATTGCTTGGTTAGGTCGCTGTATTTCAACATATTGACAGTCCTTCGCTCATTGAAAACAAGCATCATACGTCCTCTTTTTGGCGAAGTGATCTGGTTTAGCGTGACTACCGGCGATACCGTGTCCAGGCCGCCCGAAGGCCAACCCTGGCTATGGCTCCACGCAGAAAAGAATCCCCATGATAGATTTAGGCATCAAACTGCCATCTATGGAGAGATCATGAAAATCAGTGAACTAGTAAAAGTACTTGAAGCTTGCAAAGCCGAGCATGGCGACAAAGAAATCCGCACGTTTTCCCCGGAAGGCTTTCGACCTATATCAGAGGTCACGCCGGGCTTATCTTTCGACGGAGAGAACTACCTGATCATCGACTATGCGCGCAATTGGCCTAGCAAAACCGGCGAGCCATCCGGAAAAGGTCGCGACAACGCTTAGCTCTTTGCGCTGGTCCAGCTTCAAATATGGGGCCAACCACTGAGCGCCAGCCTCCCGAAATGAAAAAGCCCCGGCAAATGCCGAGGCTCAGAGTGCGCTGCAGGAATCCATGCAGCGTCGGTCAAGATGACCTTAGATGAATGGATCCAATCCTGAATTGGTGCTATCAACAAGCGTGGCAATACGCCATCTAACTTATCTGGTGATACGCATGGTTTGGAAAAGCGATGACAACAAAAAGTACCGTGGAAAAATCGACCGGATCTACGTCTCTTTGACAGAGACCTGGGAGGTTGAGTACTTCATCGATCGGTATCTGAGCACCCGAGGGTGTGGACTTACTGATGAAAACCGGAGCAAAGTCGCCCACAAGCTGGAGGGCGTTCCGGGAAAGGCTCCACATAAACGAGATGAGCTGAATGCTTGGCTTGATAAAGAATGGAGCTTAAAAGCCAAGTAATAAAAAGCCCGGGTGGTAAGTCCGGGCTTTTCTATGCGGTGTCGCGCTTGAAAAGCTAAACACGGTGCCATGAAAACAGGTGTTTATCCGCGTGGAAAGATATTTCTACGCGGCCTCACGAAACACCTCAATGGCGCAGTCGACCCAAGCCACGCCGGCCTTGATCAACTCTCGCGCCTTGGCTTCTCCCATGTCGTTTTCTCGAGCTATCCGAAGTGCCGGCCACTTCGCTCCGAAGTACAGCCATATGAAGTTGCCCATCTGCGCATCTCGTGTGGCGAGCTTGGCCACCGCCCGATCCACGACCAGGGCAACGTCATCCGTGACGCAGTAATTCTTGATGCCGCCTTCGGTGACGTTGTTGTCGCGGATCAGCGCATAGAGAGGTGACACGTACCGAGGCACGCCCATCCCATCCATCCGCCACCAGCCCCATTGCTCCAGCAGGTATTCCGTGTCACCCAAGGGCTTGTCGACATACGTGCGCTTCTTCATGCGGCTTTCCTCGGATCTGGATCACTCAGGCCAAACAGGTCGCGAAGCAACCGGTCGGCGGGTTTGTTCTTTGCATTTCCCTCGATCAACCAGCGCTGCCCGAAGTCATGGAACCCGATCTGAGCGCGGCTGCCGTGCCAGCTGGCGACCATATCCAACAAGTAAGCCAGCGCACTCGGCCCGCCGATTTTGACCTTGGCCAGCTCCTCACCGGCGATCTTCAGAAAGCGCCGCTCTAGGTCGCTCATGCTTTTGCGCGGCAATGCCGCTGATACGTTACTCATGATCTTTTCTCCCCTTTGCGCGGCCGGTGAATTTCAATACGCGCCCCATCTCAACCTCTTCGGTGCTTGGTGCTTTACCTCCGAAATCAACAAACCTGACGTACTTACCCTGCTGCTGGACGAGGCACGAACCGACCTTGGCGTGCCTGACCTTGCCGACGATGAGTTCGGTTACTCCGTTCTGGCCCTCTTCGCTTTCCATGTCGCGATGCACCAGGATCACCACATCAGCGTCTTGCTCAATCTGGCCGGAGTCGCGGATGTCGCTAGGGCGTGGGCGTTTGTCCGGACGGTTGGTTGAGCCGCGGTTGAGCTGAGCCAGCACGATTACCGGGATCTTCAGTTCCTTGGCCAGGTTCTTTAGGGCTGTGGAAATCTTGCCGACCTCGATAGAACGATTGGCGCCACCATCCGCGCTGATCAGTTGGACGTAATCGACCAGCAGCACGCTGAGCCCTTCCCTGCGTTGGCACTGCCGGGCGATTGAGCGGATGCGGGGCATCGTCATGCCGGCTTGGTCATTGACGAACAGCTTGGCTTCGTTAAGAACGCTTACCGCGCTGGTTAGCTTTGGCCAGTCATGGTCTTCAAGATCACCACTGTCCAACTTGCTCAGATTGACGCTACCGATCGATGCAAGGCCGCGCGTGATCAGTTCCTCCTTGGTCATTTCCATGGAGAAAGCAAGACCAACGCCGTCGAGTTTGCAGGTGACGTGCTGGGCGATTTGAAGACCGAGAATGGTCTTTCCTGAGCCGGTCAGCCCGCCGACAACGATCATGTTTCCAGGGCGTAACCCTCGCACCAGCTCATCAAGATCCTTCAGCCCAGTCGAAAGCCCGGTTGGCATCGTCTTGTTGAACTTCGAGTCGATGGTGTCCACCACACCAGGCAGGATCTCGCTGGCCCTGTAGTAATCCCGCTGGCCATCGTCGTCCAGATCACGCAGGTCGGCGGTGGCCTGCTGGGCAAGTGCGATGATCTCCGCCAACGGCAGGTCTTCGGTGGCTTGCTCCCGAATCACATCGCCAGCCTCGACCACTCGCCGCAAGATGGCCCGCTCTCGAACATGCTTGGCGTATGTCTTCCAGTTGGCGGTGCTGGTTACGTTCTTGGCGATCTCGACCGCGAACGCCAGGGTGCTATCGCCGCTCGGCAACGTCGGACGCGAAAGCCCAACTGTGACCGGGTCAACCGGATCACCGGTGGCGTGGCAGTCAATGATTGCCTGATAGAGCGCGGCGTTCTCCAAGTCGTGGAAATCGGAGACGCTGACCTTGCTGGTGACCTCGTCGAACAGATCCGGTTTAAGCATGATCGCGCCCAAGATGCCGTGCTCGGCTTCGATGCTGAACAGTTCGCGGCTCATGCGGCACCTCGCGCAGATGCCCAACGAAACACCACCACAATGCCGCTCTTGTCGCGCAGGCGGTCAACAGCCCTATCCCCCAGGCACTGGCGAAGCTCCGTCACGCCCAAGTTGCTCACTACGATCGTGGGCTTGATCTTTTCGTAACGGCCATTGATCACCTCGAACAACACCTGGCGCTCGAAGTCGGTTCCGTGCTGAACGCCAACCTCATCGATGACCAGCAGGTCGGGGCGAATCAAGTCGGCGTAGACATCCGCCTCGGTGCGCCCTCGATTGCCGAAGGTGGCCTTCACGTCGCGGATGATCGAGCCGGCGGTAGCGTAAAGCCCGACAAGACCAGCCAGCGCGTGCTGACGAATCACAGCCTGCAGCATCGCTGTGCCCAGGTGCGTCTTGCCCGTGCCAACCGTGCCCAGCAGCATCGCGGACCGGCCTACGGTGAAGTTTTCTTCAAAGGCCTCGACGAAACCACCGCACGCCGCCAAGGCCTGAGCCTTCGCCGGCGCTTCTGCGCTCCAGTTGTCCAGCGTGCAGCCCATGAACCGATCAGGGATGCCGGCGTCGAGCAGGCGCTCATTCAACAGCCTTTCACGGTGGATCCCGAGCGCCTTCGAGCGCTGATCAAGGTCTTGCGAATGTCGGCCATCGAACTGGCAACGGGAGCAACCGAACCAAACCGGGTCGGCGCCGAACTGTTGCACCAGGTTGTTTGGGAAAGTGCCATGGTCTGGGCATTCGCCTGCCCGGGTCTCCAGGGTGTACTTGGGTTTTGTCGTCATGGGGTCACGCTCGCAATTCGATAGGTGCCGTCGGCCTGCAGCTCGAGGCCGTCTTCGTGGTCGATCTGGTCGAGGTTGGTGTGGCGGGATACCTTGCCGCTTTTGGCTCCAGCACCTGGTAGCACCGAGCTCGGGTAGATATCGGTCCACGAATTGGTAGTTGAGTTATCCAGAACAGCGTCGGGCTCTGCGTGCCCTGCAAGCTTTTTGGCGATCAACTGGCAGGCGCGCTCAGTTAGATCCTTGCGCTTTGATTTGCGCATTTCACAGAATCCAACCCAGGCATCGTCTGAGACGTTCTCTGGCTTAGCGGTCAGTGGGTCGAACTTCGAGCCCCGAGGTTTTCCAGCAGTCCTTTTCCCTTTAGCTGGAGCGTTAGCGGAAGGGGTTTTGATTACCCTCATTGTATTGCTCAGTAATGTATTACTCTCCTGCGTGTTTTCCGAAGGGGGTTCACCGTCTTTTCCGAAGGGGTTCTCAGCGTTTTCCGAAGGGGTCTTCGGTTTTCCGAAGGGGTGAATCAATCGAATCCGGCGCTCGACGACGCGCACGCCGTCGCGGATCTGCTCCACCGATACCAGACGCTTTTCGGCAAGCCCGCTGATGATTTCGGAAACCCTGGAGATCGAGAGGTCAAAGAATTCGGCGAACTTGGCGTTGCTGGCATAGCAACCCCTTTCGTCGTCCTCGAGACTGCCGATTTCCACCAGCATGACCTTTTCTGTGATCGATAGAGCCCTGTCCTTCCAGAGCTCTGCAGGAATCCAGACGCCTTGGAACTTGCGCAGCATGTCAGGCCCGCTCATATGTTCAGCTCCCGCGTAACACGGCGGATGAAGTCGTCATAGCTCTCGGTCATGACGACACCACGATCCTCCAGGGCCATACGACCAGCCTTAGCGAGACCATAGATCTCCCAACGGTCTCGCTCAGGCAGGTGGCGGCAGTTGGAATAGTTCGGCCAGGGGCCGGCGACCACTTCAGCAGTGGCAGGTTTAATTACGGGGATTCCCGCTGTTAATTCGATAGGCTTGGTCATTGCAGAGTCTCCCCTGGCTTACGGCTCATCCCGGCGCCCATGGCCTCGACTGAGCCACCAGATAGCCGCAACACCAACAGGCGCAGTGCGGTGGTGGAATCAATGGAGAAGGTGCGAGCCTCGTCGAGCGATAGCCCGGTCGGAGAATGATCGTTGAGTAGTCGCCGGACACGATCGCTGTAGTTGAACGCCGCACAAGCCAGCGCTTGATTGGTTAGGCCGTCGAACGCTTCGTCCGGAAGACACTCGGCCGGGTACACAACGACGGGGATTTTGTTTTCGGGGCGCGGCTCACTAGCTAGCAGGTGACGGCTCATTGCGTCGAAGTGGTCTTTTGCGACCTGGGCGGCATCGTGACCAGTCCTGCGCCTGAAAAGCACCTTCAATGCGTAATAGGCGCGATACAGATCTATGTGAGTGTCATCCTCCTTTTCGATGGAGTATTCAGGCTCGTCGATCACGTCCAGCGTGTCCTTGACGACTTCGAAGCACTTCAACAACAGCGCGGCGTCGTTATTTTTTTCGAATAGAGCCTCGTCTATGCATTCAACGGGAAGAACTTGCGGAGGAATATCCAACACTTTTTTCATGACCGGGCCTTCTGGACCAGGCGGAACCGGCCCTCAAAATATGGGTGGGTCGCCTGGGTGGCGGTGACCATCGTGGATTCGGAAACAAACCGGTGGAATGCGGCCGTAACGTGGCTCTTGGACCAGACCAGGTACTGGGAGCCCAGCGCTTCCTCGTGGCCATTGCGGACCATGCCCGCGGGGTTCGGCTGGCTTGGCCACACCTTCAGCACGTAGTCGACGACGGCGCCGGACAGCCCGTGGCGACCCAGCATCGTTTCCTTGATGCGGGTCAGCGACTGGCAGTTCTGCGGGCAGTGGTCCCACACAGTTGTCTGGCTCAAGTCCTCGACGCGGCGCTCAATCCGCTCCAGCGCCACCTGCTGCTCCCGTTGCTGACGCTCGACCGCCACTAGGTGGTTCGCGTTGGCGGCGGTGATCTCGGCCTGGGTCATTGGGCGCGCGGCCTGTTCTTCCAGATCGTGAAGTCGACGAATCACTTTGTGGCGCAGCGGGATGCTGTAGCCGGTTATCAGTGTTTCGGTCAGCTCACGGTTGAGGTGGTAGTTTTCGGTGTACCCCCGCGCATCCTTATCTTCACGGACATGGCTCAGATCTGAGCCATCTTTTTCAAGCTCATCCAGCATTTCGCGAACATCACGGATCACGTTCTTGTGCAGCTTGCCAGTGAGCTCAGCGATTTCTGTGCTGGTCATGGTGACGGCATCGCCGCCCTGGAATTTGGCGATGGTCATTGGTCACCCCCACTGTTCCGCGCCACGTTTTTGGATTCCTGTAATTGTGGCGCGCAATTATTGAGGCGCTCCCTCAGCGCTTCCCGGCCGCAGTTAAAGCCATTCCCATGATCCATGGCCGCGTACTCGCCAAGCTCTGCCAGCCTGACCGCATCTGAGTCCAACCCCGGCACCCTGCGACACGCCCGAAAAAGAGCTTTGAGTTGAATGATCACTTCAACTGCAGCAGCTAACTGATCAATTGCCTCGTCAGCAATTTGATCAGTCACATCGTTGGTACTGGTAATTGACTTGGTCATGCAGCACCTCCGGTCGACGGATCTACTGAAGCGGCAGCGCTATAAATCAGCGCCAGGGCTGTCTCGGCAGCAAAGAAGGTGAAGGTGGCAAGGTTCGACACCTCGGGCGTGCACATCAGGTCACGAAGCCCATGCACTACCGCTTCGAGGTATTCGGTAGCCGCCTCAAGCGAGTCGTGAATAGGTACTTCGCCGGAAGCGCTGAGGATTTCGAGATTTCCGCGTATGCAGAAAGGATGCTCGAGCGTTAGCAGATCGGTTTTCATGCCTGCTCTCCCGCAGCAATGTCGTCGCGCAGGCCGTAACGAACAGATTGAATGAGTGCATTCGCAGTATTCGAGATATGAGCCAAAGCCCGCAGCTCTGCGCAGGTCGCAGGGTCGCCGTTGTTGTTGGTGCTGAAGTCCAGGCGATCACAGAGGGAAGCTAGGGCGAGGTTGAGGTCCGAGGCAAAGCCGAGCGTCTGCTCCATATCTCCGCCTGCATGGACCTCGAACAGGTTGTTATCGATGCCGCCGAAGTCGACGCGCTTGAGCCTTACGGCTTGCAATTGCTCCTTGGTGATCATTGAGCACCGCCTTGGCGGTTGCCATGCTCGACAGGAGCAACGCTGGCATCTACCAGAGCCGCAGATGCTTCAATCAGGAAGCGCACACCGTAGATCTGGTTCGTGGTCATGCCGTCGTCGATAAGGTGAGTCATAATCTCCAGAGCCGACCCCATCAACATAGAGGAAAGGTTGAGCGCCTCCGTTGCCGGCATCCCGCGACGGACTTTGAGCAGACACGACTCATACTCACCATGCGATAATTCATGAAAAGCAGTGGCGTCAGTAAGTAGCGCCTCTTGCGCTACGGGCTGATTGTTGCTATTTTTTGGTTGCATGAAATCGTCCTCTAGACGAAGAAGTACCTAAGCGCTTGCGTCAACAAGTGCCGATTGAGAACCCGCTGCCAGGCGGGTTTTCTGCTTTTTGGGCTAAGCCAAAAACAGAATTCGAAGCAGGCGCACTAATCAGGGCGGTCCTGTTGTTTGTTGCTCTGGTGCGTCTGCGTGCTTCATTCTTGAGTCCTTATACTGGGGTTACATCCAGTAGCCATAGAATACTTCAGGTATCTAGCCAAAGGGCGGCAAGACCTGCGCATCCGAGGAACACACCTCGTTACCGGCCTGGGAACTTGCTGACCTCTATTGCCGATGCCGAGCCATCTGCCGCCAGCGCCACAAAAATGGTCCTACCTGCTGCGATTGCTTTCGACAAAGCAGGTCCGGTGCAATCCAGTTCTCTCGCCGCCTGCTTCCTGCCGTTGCGCTCAATGAATTCTTCGAGTGGAATGCCGCTCAATACGAGAGTCATTGGGTGGCCTGCTGGGTACTGGATGGATTCACAGCACCAACAGTGGACTGATGGTTGGCCGGGTTTGGGCGTACAGTTTCGTTCAAGGTTGGCGATGCTTCTGATCGGCGGAGTGAGTCGGTGCGGGATGGGAAAGGGCGAACCTCTTCAGCTGAAAAGGAGCCATCCGGTTTAGGGAAAACTGAAATATTGCGACCGACGCGGATGGCCTTGCTCAGCGCACCCTGCGTTACCCCGAGAAGCATCGCCGCTTCTGGCTGCCCTCGTTCACGGGCGAAATCTTTCAATTGGATGCTGATCACGGTGTCTCTCCGGTCGGTTTTCTCTGGAGATAGTACCTATGGCATTTTTCAAAGTAAATACTTTTGGCATTTGTCAAGATAATACCAAAGGGAATAAATTAGACCTATGACCAAGAAACCGCTGCCCGAAGACCGCAAAGAGGAATGCCAGAAGCTCAAGGCAATTTTCAATGCAAAGAAGCGTGAACTAGGCCTCACCCAGGAAAAACTGGCGGATGCCCTGTGCATGAACCAAAGCTCTGTAAGCCATTACCTAAATGGCGTAAACCCGCTTAACACAAGCGTAGCTGCCGCGTTTGCGAAAATTTTGGGTGTCCCGGTTTCAGAATTCAGTACTCGACTGGCTCTCGAAATCGAGAGAATTTCCGAGGCAGGTCAAGCTCTGCACCGATCAATGCAAGTGAGTAACGCGATCGGCGAACGGTTGTTAGGGACTCCGCCAATAGAGCATTACGTGCTTATTCCTCAATTTGAGGCGAAGAGTCGCTACGTCAGAGGGTTGAATGACGACCATGTCGGCTTAACGGAAGGGCTGGTCTTCAGGCGTGGGTGGATTCGACAAATGAATATCGGCGTTTCCGGCCTATTCATAATCTATGCCGATGACGACGCTATGTCGCCTTACATATGCCCTCGAGACGTCGTCCTATTCGACTTAAATCAGAAGGAACCACGGGACAAACAGGTTTACCTCTTTCGACGTCGAGATGGCGGAATAAGCATCAAGCGAATGATCCAGCAGCTGGCTGGATCTTGGGTAATACGCAGCGATAACTCCGATAAGAGCCTTCATCCGGACGAAATTGTCTCAGACTCATCACTAGCGGATCTGCCGATAATTGGAAAAGTAATCTGGCGCGGCGGCGATGTAGGCTGAACCTTTACAAACGAAGACCGCATCAGAGCGGTCTTTTTTTCGCCAAGAGAAAATAATATTGCCAAAGGTATTTACATATAAAAATACCATTGGTAGTCTTTTCTACATCGCAACCCGCATGGAGTTCCCCAACATGAACGCAGCTACCACCATCACAGCGCACGGCCTAACCGGTTTTCTCGGTCGCGGCGCAGCTCCGCGTGAGCTGGAGTGCCTGCTGGCGGTTGCTGCCGGTGCTAGCGGTAAAGAAGCTGCGCGTGCTCTTGGTGTTACGGAGGACACCGTCAAAAAACGGCTTTTGTCGCTAACTACGAAACTTGGCGTCACTCGCCGCGCAGCTCTCGTAGCGAAAGCGTTCTCGCTTGGCTTGATCAAGGTTACCGGCGTAATCGCTCCCAATCCCGAGCCGCAACATCAAGAAGAAGGCGACCAGTTCCAAGGCACCTTTATCGCTTAACCCAAACCGATTTTCGCGAAAGCCAACAACGCGGCCGGGAATCGTTCGGCCTGGAGAAAGTGAAGCCCATGAATCGAAGCCAGTTGAACCGTGCAGTGCTGCAAGCGGTAGTCCTGCTTTTGATCGCCGGTCATGCCACCGCCGGCGAGCAGCTAATCGACGTGCAGCACGACAGCGTACGCGGCGTCACCTGCTGGATCGTTAACAACACAGGTATCAGTTGCCTGCCGGATAACTCGTTCCAGCACCAGCAGACCGCCAGCCCCTCGCACGAGGAAAACCGGGCCTCTCCGGCCAGTTCGGTGCAGAAAAACGCACTCTTGCCCGCCACCCCAGCACCAGGTGAAGAGAGGTTACAGCTATGACCCGCCGCAACGGTACCAAGGGCCAGCGCCTGATCGAGCTGTTCAACGCTCTGCAGCGCCGGGAAACCACTTTCGGCCAGATCTACGCCATGTCGGCCTCGTGCGGAATCGACGCGCGCCGGGTGCTGGCTAACCACTTTCAAGCGCAGTCCGAGCGTTGATTGAACCGATGCCACAAACGAAGAGAGGCAGGTATGTTTCTAACAGCAGAGGAAGTTGCCGACCTGACCGGCTATAAAAAGCCAGGGGCACAGATAAAGTGGCTGACCGCCGAACGCTACGGGTTCGCGGTAGGTGGTGATGGTCACCCTAAGGTGCTGCGCCAGGTTGTCATAGGGCGGCTGGGTGGTATTCAATCAAGGAAGGGGCCGGAGCTTCGGCTGGGTTGAGGTGAAGATCGATGCGTCCGCGCAAGAAGGACCGGCACCTGCCGGCGTGCATGTACCAGAAGCATGGCGCTTACTACCTGGTCCGCAAGGGCAAGTGGAAGCGCCTGGGCACCGATTTTCAGGCATCGCTGGCGGAGTACGCCAAGCTGCTGGACAAGGGCAATCAAGGCGGAATGCCGAAGCTGATCGATGATGCGCTCGAGCACATGCGCACCAGGACAAAGCCCCCACTGAAGCCAAACACCCTCAAGCAGTACGAGGCAGCCTGCGAGCGGCTGAAGGAAAACTTCGCCGACTTCGAACCGCGCGAGGTACTGCAGCGTCACGTCGTTGCGCTAAAGCTGCACATGGCGGACACACCGAACATGTCTAACCGGGTGATCTCGGTGCTGCGAGCGGTATTTACCTACGCTCTAGAGCAGCAGATCGTCGATTCGAATCCATGCATCGGCGTACGGCGGCACTTGGAGCACAAGCGTGACAGGTACATCACCCACGGAGAGTTCCAGGCGATCTGCGCCAACTCAAGCGACAACATGCGCGTCATCTATGAGATGTGCTACCTGACCGGCCAGCGCATCGGTGACGTACTGGCCATCCGGTTGGCCGACATCAGCCCCGAGGGCATCGCCTTCAAACAGGAGAAGACGAACGCGAGGCTGCTGGTGCAGATGACGCCAGACCTGGAAGACCTGGTGGCCCGGGCAAAGTCGCTTCCACGGAAGATCCGCGGGCTCACGTTGTTCTGCTCACCGCGCGGCGGTAAACCGGTGCACTACAGTTCGGTCAAGGACGCCTTCTCTATCAGTTGCCGGAAGGCCGGCGTCGAAGATGCGAGCCTTCACGATCTGCGCGCCAAGTCCCTTTCCGATACCGACGACCAAGGTAACGATGCGCAAAAGCTGGGAGGCCACACTGACGCCAAGATGACGCAGCGATATCTGCGCCTGCGGAAAATCAACGTAGGCCTTCCACCGAAAATGCCCGTCCAAGACAGACTGTCTGAAAAATAAGCGACTCAAGAAGCGAACTGAATTATCGCCGCACCCAAATGATTTTCAATGATCTTTCCTGCGTGGGACGACGCAAATGTATGCATGTAGGAATGGTGCACAGTCAATACCAGGTCCTGTAGCACCTGATCGTCTTCCAAGGGCACGACCTTAAGCCCAAAACCAATTGCATCCTCCATATGAAGATGACGCTCATGCGTTTTGGTTCCGGCATGATCGTTCAAAGCTGTAACGATAGTTCTGGCTTTCGCGACAGCATCGGCATCATCCTTAAACATTCCCGTTACAAGCCACATGTTAACTATGTCGCCTGCGTGTTCTATCGCCTTTTCACACTCTCCGAGAAACGTCGGATGATATTTGGTGATAATCGCTTGCCACATAGGAATAGAGCCAGGATCAGCCTTAACGCTCTCGACCGCCTTCTGAAATTCTTCGAGAACCCCATAAGCGGGGATCCCGCCAAATTGCGGGTCAAAAGGACCAATATTGGACTGCTTGCCCATGATCAGCTCTTTACAAGCGCAGGCAAGCATAGTTCCAGCCGACATGGATATTTGAGGTACGATGGCTCGAATATCCGTACCAAACATTTGACGCAGATAGTGAACGATGGACTCTGCCGCGGCGATGTTACCGCCAGGAGTATGGAGAACAAGATCGAGACCCTTGGTCCTGTCCATTTGGTAGACTGCATTCATGAAGCCGTTCTTGTCGTCATCATTAACGCTGGACAAACTATAACCAGGCTTTTGCAACCAGCCGGAATAGTAGCAAATCACATTACGCCCAGTATGATTATGCAATTGAGCTATATACTTTCGGCGAACTTTATCAATTCCGTCCTTAGCACCCTGAACTTGCTCAACAAGGATCTCTTGTAGTACTTCATTCCAACTTGGCATAGCTTCATCCATAAAAAAGCCCGGAAAGAACCGGGCTTATTGCTACAACCGAAATTAACGTTTGCCGTTAGTCTCGAAAGAGTTCACCGCGTAAGAAACATTGGAGTCAGTCAAAACCGAGGCGCGCTTAAAAGTATCCGCGCTTCCTGACGAAGTGCGCTCTTGTGGCTTCTGGCTATAAGGGATCTTGAGTAGGGCGAATCCCGCTTCAAAATCTATTCGGTTTGCTTGCATGGGTCTGGTCTCCGTCCAACGTATCCGTACGTGTGTGGTGGGCGGCGATACTAGCAATGCGCCCTCAATGAGAAAAGCACAATTTCGCCAAATTGCATGAATTCAGACAAGGGGTGTTTTCAACTGTTCATTGAATTGACGCCTCAATTTGCATAAGCAAATTAGATGCCAATAATGGCGAAATGCTATTATACGACTTATCCAACCACACCCAGCCTCAAGGCATGCTGATGTCTTTGCTGTAGTATTAGACAAATTTGAATCGTCAAATAGACAGGCAGAGCTGAACCCCCCGTATGACCGACCTCTCCAGCCACACCCCGATGATGCAGCAGTACTGGCGCCTGAAAAACCAGCACCCTGATCAATTGATGTTCTATCGCATGGGCGACTTCTACGAGATCTTCTATGAAGACGCGAAGAAGGCCGCCAAGTTGCTGGACATCACCTTGACCGCGCGCGGGCAGTCGGCGGGGCAGTCGATTCCGATGTGCGGGATCCCTTATCACTCGCTGGAGGGTTACCTGGTCAAGCTGGTGAAGCTGGGCGAATCGGTGGTGATCTGCGAGCAGATCGGCGATCCGGCCACCAGCAAGGGCCCGGTGGAACGCCAGGTGGTGCGCATTATTACGCCGGGGACGGTGAGCGATGAGGCGCTGCTGGATGAGCGTCGCGATAACCTGATCGCCGCGGTGCTGGGCGATGAGCGCTTGTTCGGGCTTTCGGTACTGGATATCACCAGCGGCAATTTCAGCGTGCTGGAGATCAAGGGCTGGGAAAACCTGCTGGCGGAACTGGAGCGCATCAACCCGGTGGAGTTGTTGATCCCGGATGATTGGCCGAAGGATCTGCCTGCGGAAAAACGCCGTGGGACCAAGCGTCGCGCGCCGTGGGATTTCGAGCGTGACTCGGCACTGAAAAGTCTATGCCAGCAGTTCTCGGTGCAGGACCTTAAAGGCTTCGGTTGCGAAACCCTGACCCTGGCCATCGGCGCTGCGGGTTGCCTGCTCAGCTATGCCAAGGAAACCCAACGCACCGCCCTGCCGCATTTGCGCAGCCTGCGCCACGAGCGCCTGGACGATACCGTGGTGCTCGATGGTGCGAGCCGTCGCAACCTGGAACTGGACACCAACCTGTCCGGCGGGCGCGATAACACCCTGCAATCGGTGGTCGACCGCTGCCAAACCGCCATGGGCAGCCGTCTGCTGACCCGCTGGTTGAACCGTCCGTTGCGGGATTTGACGGTGCTCCAGGCGCGCCAGACGTCGATTACCTGCCTGCTGGACGGCTATCGCTTTGAAAAGCTGCAGCCGCAGCTGAAGGAAATCGGCGACATCGAGCGCATCCTGGCGCGGATCGGCCTGCGCAATGCGCGGCCCCGTGACCTGGCGCGTCTGCGCGATGCCCTCAGCGCCCTGCCGCAACTGCAAGTGGCAATGACCGAACTGGATACGCCGCACCTGCAACAGCTCGCCGTAACGGCCGGTACCTACCCGGAACTGGCAGCGCTGTTGGAAAAGGCCATTATCGACAACCCGCCGGCGATCATCCGTGACGGCGGCGTACTCAAGACCGGCTACGACAGCGAACTGGACGAACTGCAGTCCCTGAGCGAAAACGCCGGGCAGTTCCTGATCGACCTGGAAGCCCGCGAAAAAGCCCGCACTGGCCTGGCCAACCTGAAAGTGGGCTACAACCGCGTGCACGGCTACTTTATCGAGTTGCCGAGCAAGCAGGCCGAGTCGGCCCCCATCGACTATCAACGCCGCCAGACACTCAAGGGAGCCGAGCGTTTTATCACCCCGGAGCTGAAGGCGTTTGAAGACAAGGCGCTGTCGGCCAAGAGCCGTGCCCTGGCCCGGGAAAAGATGCTCTACGAGGCGTTGCTGGAAGACTTGATCAGCCAGTTGGCGCCGCTGCAGGACACCGCCGCCGCCCTGGCGGAGCTGGATGTGCTGAGCAACCTCGCCGAACGGGCGCTGAATCTCGACCTGAACTGCCCGCGGTTTGTCAGTGAGCCGTGCATGCGCATCGTGCAGGGGCGCCACCCGGTGGTGGAACAGGTGCTGACCACGCCGTTCGTCGCCAACGACCTGTCGCTGGACGACGATACGCGCATGTTGGTGATCACCGGTCCGAACATGGGTGGTAAATCCACCTATATGCGTCAAACCGCGTTGATCGTACTACTGGCGCATATCGGCAGTTTTGTGCCGGCAGCCAGTTGCGAGCTGTCCCTGGTGGATCGTATCTTCACCCGGATCGGCTCCAGCGATGACCTGGCCGGTGGCCGTTCGACCTTTATGGTGGAAATGAGCGAGACCGCCAATATCCTGCACAACGCCACCGAGCGCAGCCTGGTGCTGATGGACGAAGTGGGTCGCGGCACCAGTACGTTTGACGGCCTGTCCCTGGCGTGGGCGGCGGCCGAGCGGTTGGCGCATCTGCGTGCCTATACGCTATTTGCCACCCACTACTTCGAACTGACGGTGCTGCCGGAAAGCGAGCCGCTGGTGGCCAACGTGCACCTGAATGCCACCGAGCACAACGAGCGCATCGTATTCCTGCACCACGTGCTGCCAGGGCCGGCCAGCCAGAGTTACGGCCTGGCCGTGGCGCAATTGGCCGGCGTGCCGAACGACGTGATCACCCGAGCCCGCGAGCACCTCAGCCGCCTGGAAACCACGGCCCTGCCCCACGAAACCGTGGTAGCTAGCCCTGCCAAGGCCAGCCGCAAACCTGCTGCGCCGCACCAAAGCGATATGTTCGCCAGCCTGCCCCATCCGGTGATGGATGAGTTGGCAAAGCTTGACCTGGACGACTTGACGCCGCGAAAAGCGCTGGAAATGTTATATGCACTGAAGACTCGGATATAACGCTCGCGCTTGCAAGCTGATAGACTCTCGCGCGGTTTGGGATGCTGCTGGCTCTTAGCCTGGCCTGCAGACTATCGCTCCCGAACCTCGCGAGCCCTACCACAAAGGGTTTCGCTG